TTTTTAGCCATTTGCCTTTCTCACGCATTTATAGCCATTTCTAGCCATGTTTGTTTTCTTATGGCTACCACCCTACTGGCTACAGTGTGATCGTTGAAATTTGATACCTTTCCGTGCTTATTAGACCCATGTTTACCCTACATCTGTGGTCTCTTGCCTTGCTGTCTTGTGCTGTCTCATGCCAGCTAGCCAGAGCCAGCACCCCCTCTGATGCCCCACAGGGTGGCTGCATCAGCTAACAATATGGCTGTTATTCTTATGTATTTTCTTATCTTTTGTTATCTTTTGCACACTTTTGCACACCCCACTGAAGCCAAGAGTAAAGAGTATACCATGAAAGAGCAAAAGAATGCATAGTTATGGGGACTTAGCATACAATGTGCACTGTGTAATCTATGCTTTTCAATCTGTACTCTTTTAATCAAAAGTGTAAACTGTGCAAATATTTTTTCTTGCAAAGTATACTCCAATTGTATAATAATGTCAAGTAGTTATCTATTAGATTTTTAGTTGACAAGAAATTTTTTGTTATTTACAATGTAAAAAGTGCTTTTCTGATGTCCTATATATATAGAGAGGCAATGTTACAAGAGCAAGATTATATAAAGCTAAAGAGGTTAACAAGGCTATTAGCAGGACAAAGGTTTCTTCCAGGCATTCCTTGGGAGGATGTTTTACACAATGTTTGTGTAGATATTCTTGAGAATAACATCCCTAGTTATCTTTGGCATAAGGTTGTAAACAGACATATCAATAGATATGGGAAAGCTGAGTGTAGAGCACGTAGTAGACATATAGATTATGATACTGTTTGTGAGGTAATTCATAGTGCATCATAACAGAACATTGCTTAGTCTCTTTCCTGAGTTTACAAGCTATGAGGATAAGATAGTTGCATTCTTGAGGGCATTTTATGCTAATAAGACATCTCTGAGGGCTACTGGTAAGGAATTAAACATAAGCCCTAACACTGTAAAGGCTATCTTATTTGATGTTGAGAATACACCTGAATATGAGCAGTTTACAAAGACTGTAAGTAAACAAATACTTGAGTTTGCTGACCCTGAGTTTAGAAAGACAATTTTTAGCAGGTATGAATCTCAACTACAAGAGCTTGAAACACTAGCTAAAAAAGCCAAAGGGTCTGAAGAGACTCCATTAAAGCTAAAAGATATACTCTCGCTAAAGATTGCTTTGCTCAGGGATATGCTTAAGGCATCTTTGTTTTTTGCTGATACTGTCCCCAACAAAACACAGAATGTAAACAGACATAAAGCAATCTATGATGAAGCACTTGAGGAATTTGGTAATGGGCTTAACTAATGCCGCCATAAGTTTTCTGTTTGGCTTGCTAGGACATGATAATCCTGCTCAGATACCATCAGGATTGTTGCCAACACCTAATGCACCTCAGAATACAATGAATACAAATACAGTTACTCAACCTAAGCCTATTGTATCAAGTGCACCTAAAGAAGACATTATGTCATCACTGCCTGAGACACAATTAAGTCCTGTGTCATCTAGTGTTGATACAGCTCCATCTAAGTCTGACAATGAAGATTTTATTTCTTCATTAAAACAACAGCTTATTCTACATGAAGGAATAAAAGACAGGGTCTATATGGATACAATGGGGCATCCTACTATTGGCATTGGGCTAAACCTAGATAGACCTGATGCCAAAGAGCTATTGGAGTCTGTTGGTGCAAACTATGAGGATGTAAAACAGGGTAAAGAAAAGCTAACCCCAGAGCAGATGGATAGCTTGCTTACTGTTACTGCTAATCAGGCAATAGAGCAGGCTAAGGCAGTTGTGCCTATATGGAATAAGCTAGACAGTGTAAGACAAAAGGTCTTAGCTGATATGGCTTTTGTCTTGGGTGGTGCAGGCTTAAGTAAGTTTAAAACAATGCTTTCTGCTATCAGTGCTGGTGATTTTCTCCATGCAGCACAGGCATTGAGAGCAAGTAAGTTTTTTAGACAGACAGGCAATAGGGGACGTGTGTTAGCTAGAATGCTGGAAACAGGGAAGGAGGATGAGGGCTGATGGCAAAGAGGAAGACTAGCCATTGGATGCAAAATGCTGTCCACAAACCAGGTGCATTACACAAAGACCTGGGTATTCCACTAAATAAACATATTCCAACAGATGTTTTAAAGAAGGCTCTCAAGCGTGGTGGCAAGATAGCACAGAGAGCTAGATTTGCTTTAAATGCAAGAGGGGAGGGTTAACAAATGCACTTTGATTGGTCTACTGTAATTCCTATGGTAGTAAGTGGTATCCTTGCTATAGCGTCTTATGTCCTCAGAACACGCTATATGGAGCTAAAACAGTTTGCTAAGGACTTTGTGGCTGCTATAGATGATGACAAGGTATCTGAAGAGGAGTTTTTAAAACTAAAGGATGATTTCACTAAATTCATAGCGGGTAAATAATGTTTACATGGCTGTTTACTACTTTAGCAGGCAAGATTGTTAGTGGTGTGGTAGTAAGTGCTATCATTGGTGGTAGTGCTTATATATACAAGAGATATAAAGACTGGAGGCTACAAAACCTCAAGGCTAAGGTCAAGACTTTACAGTATAACCAGGCTGTAGCAAAACTAGAGGAGGAGGCTCAAGCTGATGCGGAAGCTCCTATTGATAATAAGTCTATGTTTGATGAGCTTGACAAGCCTTAGGTGCTCTACTGTTACTCCATCATTTAGAGAGCCAGTGTGCCCTCAACCTCCTACATGCCAGCACCCGCAAGAGTTGGAGTCTGACCCTGTAACACTACCAAAGGATAAACTAGATGGCTACTTGCTCTGTATAGCTAGACAAAAGCAGGCTTATAAATCTTGTATTTCTCTATATCGTAAGGCATGGAATCTATCACACTAGAGAATACAACAGGTCAGGGTTACCTCAAGGAATCTGTCTCATCCACAGAGTTATCTGGTGTGATGATTCCACCTGATGAAAGACATATAGAAAAAAACAGACAGCTTTTGAAGACTAAAGGACATGCCTACGGAGCAGGGCTTTTACTTGCTAAAAAGTGGAAATTTAACAAGTTTCTTTCTATTGAGGAGTTAACAGAAGAGATTGAGTTTGTCTTGAGTATATTTGAGCTTATTGGTGCTAGACCTTGGGTAGGTCTCTTTAGCTCAATACTTAAAGCAAGGTTTTATAGGAGACTGAAGGATAAGGGCTATGTAATACTCAATGATTACTCTGCCCGCTTAGTGCATGGTATGGCTGGCATTAGAAAACGTTTTGTCTCTTATGGGGAATAATATGAAAAAACTAATACTACTGTTAGCATTATTCTTTTGTATACCTGTATTAGCCTATGCTGCAAATACAACTACTATCAATGCTGATTATCCGTCCTTGAAGTATGTAACTATGAGTTTTGATAGCACGGGTAGACAGTGTTATAGGACTGATTATAATCTTTATCACTCTGCAATCTTCAAGTTTAGTGGCACAAGTATTAGCTATGATTATGAGTTATCACAGAATGCTTCACCTGCATCTGGTGAGTCAGATATTTTGCAGGGTAGTATGACCACAAGTGATTCAGTAAAGGTTACTGTAGTTGCTCCCTATATATGTGTAAATGTTACTGCCTGCACAAGTTGCTCACTAACTGTATATGCCTACAGTATTCCAGCATGGAGACCATAAATGAGAAAATTCTTCTTTATACTTTTATTACTCTTGTTGTCTATTCCATGTTATGCATTTCATAACCTTGATAATGCTTTTACTAATTTAAGACTGGTTACCCCAGGTGTAATCTCCAATATTAAATCTATATACAACTGGGGGGATAGTATATCAGCTGGTTATGGCTTGTCTTCATCCACGTTGAGTTATGCTCATTTGGTGGCTGGGGCTTATGGGGCAAGCCTATCAGACTATGGTACACCTGGACAGACCCAGTGGGATGTAGCCAATAGAGTATACATATCTGGTTATCAGCCTAACACTGGGGACGTAAGTTTAGTAGAAGGGTTAATCAATGAGGTGTCTCAGTACCATGCTTCTGCTCAGGATGCAAATGGGCTTATATCTGAGGGTATGCTCTTAAGACATACCTTGCTCTTTCTGGCTATTCCCTATTCTAAACTAAAGCTGGCAACAGACCCTGCATGGACATATACAGGGACATGGACAAGCTTTGATTTTACAACTACCAATATTTGTGGTGTGGGCAATGCTTATGCTAATCACTATACAGCCAAGTATACAACTGGTATCAACAATACTGCTACCATTACTCTAAAGGGCACTACTATATATGTGTCTCTGTTTTTTGAGCCTAGTGGCAATGATGGCACGGGTACAATCTCAGTGGATGGCACTGTGATGGTTAACTTTAATACCCTGGCTGGGTCAGGACAGAAGCCCTCTGGACAGATACTAGGGTGCTTAGATGCTCCTATGGTCTACAGAATCTCTGGGCTTACTCCAGGGAGTCACACTGTGCAGGTTAAGCTAACTGGAGGCGCTCTAGTTGTATTAAACTGGGCTATTGGAAACGGTATGGTAGACCAGAGAAGAGCACCTATTGTCTATGCCTTAGCAACATCAAAAGAGACGGCTGCGGCTTATGCTACACAACAGATTACGGAGGCTCTCTTAGACCAATACATTGATGTATACAGACAGGTTGCTACAGAGCTTGCTGAGGATGGATTCAATGTTGTATTTGTAGACTTAAACAAGACATTTGACCCAAACACAATGACACAGAGTGATGGAGACCATCCAACGGCAGCTGGACATCAAGAGCTTGCTAATATAATTATGGCATCTGTAAATAGGATGGAGAGTGGGGCAGCACAACAGATAACTAGGGTTGGCAATACTACACAGTTTCCTCATAGGAATTTCTTTGGTCTAAATTATCTATTGCAGGCTCAGTCTTCTGCGCCTGGTGCTCCTGCTACAGGGTATGGACTAATGTATCTAAAGAGTGCTGGTAACACATGCACATTACACATGTTATTAAAAGATGGCACTGATGTAACTGTGTCTACAATCAGTGGCACTGCAAACTGCCCATGAGCTATGTGTCCACTATGTAATTCTGGTGATGTAAAGATAACAGATGACTATATCAAATGTAATGAATGTGGTTACTATGAACGGAGTGATGAGTAATGCCTATACCAACACAGAAGCCTGGTGAACCACATGATAAGTATAGGAGTAGGCTCATTGATTTCTTTATGAAAGAGGGCAAGCCTCAAAAACAGGCTATTGCTATATCTTATTCTGTATCTAACAAGAAGAAGAAGAGTAAAAAATAGTGTCTGAGTGGCTGTGGTTTTGGCAGGACAAGAAGGAGCTGGCTTTGTGGAAGAAGCTTAACTCTCTTACAACAAAAGAGAGACAAAGCTCTAAGTATAAAGATATATGCCTTGAGAAGGCAAGGCAGTATGGGGGTATATACTTTTTTAAGCCATATCCTGAGCAAGTGCCTATACTTGAGGATGAAGCCATTGTGCTCATTATTCATGGCAACAATTCCTCTGGAAAGAGCTATGTCGCTTGTGCAAAGGTAGCCTACCATGTAATGGGATGGTCTCCCTATTTTACAGTGCCAAAGCCAAAGTATGGTAACAAGCTGATTTGGATTTTTACACCCAACTATGATATACAGAGGGCTAGCTCTCAGGTGCATCTGTTTAGCACAGATAACCCAAACTCCATTGGACTCTTGCCTTCCTTGGAGGTTATAAAGGAAATGGGGGGTAAGGTGCAATGGAATAGAAAGGAAGCACTTGAGTTTGTACGCTTCCCTGATGGCACAGTCATTGAATACAAATCTGAAGAGGCTAAGTCTATTGGTGTTGCAGCAGCTGGTGTAGACATTGTTTACTTTGATGAGCGTCCTGACCAGACTAAGTATGATGAGGGACTAGCACGTGTGCTCAGAAAGGATGGCAGGCTTATTATGTCCTTTATCTCTGATGACCCAGCTACAGACTATATAGTCCAGGACATATATACCAGGTATGAGCAAGAGCACCAGAAAGACCAGCTCAAAGCACACCCTAACTGGAATCTTGAAAAGCACCCTGGCATAAGCCCATCTGGGGTTAGCTTTCATTTTCTTGAGGTATCTGATAACAAGAGCCTTGATGAAGACAGTATTGCCTCACGGACTGGAATGTTTACTGGCAAGGGTCAGATATGGAGATTTACACGTGGGGGTAGGTTTGAGATTGTGCAGACTGGGGATGTCCTCTATCCAAACTTCTCTGAGGACTTACATGTAAAGGATGATTTGCTCTTGCAGTATGACCCAATGCGGACTCTGTATAGGTCATGGGATTTGGGAAGCAAGAGACCCTGTTGCACTGGATTTCAGGTATCTGAGAAAGGGCACATAAGGTTTCTATTCTGCATACTGGGCTTAAACATACAGCTTACAGACTTTATTGATGAGATAGAGTCCTTTTGTCTCAATAACATGCCCAAGATTGTAGACAAGTTTGAGCTACTGCCTCACGATGCCAAGAGACACTATGATATAGCCCCTGTAAGTAGTGAGGATATATTTGAGGCTAAGGGACTCAAGGAAAAGACTGTCCTCTACACAAAGAGACTCCCTGGTATACAGCTTGTAAATGACAAGCTAAAGCAACTCAGGGATAAGCAGGCAATGATACAGATTGATAGTAAATACTGTGTGCCTCTTATACAGTGTCTTATGGGGCATAAGATAGACCCTAAGACTGGGGAAGCAAAAGAGGATGGTTACTATGAGCATATTACAGATGTCTTAAAGCAAGCTGTAAGCTATGTCCACAGAATCCTTACTGGTGATGACATAGCAGTCTCTAAAGCACCTGGATACTTTCCACTGGATGTAGTGCACGGATGATGACAAAGAAAATATCTGAAGCTGATATTATTAATTACTATTCTTTCATCTGGAAGGAATCAAATGATTACTTTACTAAGTTTGTGCTTCCAGAGTGGGAGAAGAATACTAGTCTTTACTTAGATACTTATACATTTCCCAATAAGCTGGATTGGCAGGCACAGACTAAAGAGCCTATTGTGGATAACCTTGTTACCAGGATGGTTAATTTCTTTGTAAGGATTGTTATCACCGCTCAGGATAAATACTATGATATTGACCATAAGGATACAAATAAGGCTAGAGCCTACAGTGATATAGTAAACTCAGTCTTTGTAGACCAAAACTTTCCTACAGTGTTTGGTGATTGTCTTAGGTATGCCCTCATTACATCTCCTTATGTGTGCAAGGTTACGTATTCCCTTGAGTCTGAGCAATATCCAACCCAGGACTCTAAGACAGGGGAGTTTGGCACAAGTGAAGAGATAACAGGTAGGACAAGGCTTGTGCCCATTGATCCACTCAACATTAGACTAGACCCAACAGGTGATAACTACATCATTGAAGAGCAAATGATGGATTTGGCTGAGTTTGTGGAGCTTGCTAGGGCTAACTCAAGTATAGATAACCCCTGGAGGCATGTGGACGATGTAAGGTATAGCCTTACTCCTCAGCCTGCTATTCCTGTTACAGAGTGGGCAACTGGACAACCCATTCAGGGGTCTAGCAGGGATGTATACAAACCCAGGGTATGTCTGCACCATGTCTACACAAAGTATCTCACAGACAGTGCTGGCAATGTTTTAGATACCAATGTGCACTTTATTGTAGCCAACAGGAAATACCTTATTTACTATGACAAGAATCTGTTACCCAATGGGATGTTTCCCTATGTGGTAGGGTTTCCTATGAAGTCCATTGCTGGGCGTTATGGTAGGGGATATATCACAAAGCTAAGAAGCTTAATCCTTAGTTACCTTGAGTCCCTCAATCTAACCCTTGATGCCTTTCTTCTATCCTCATTGGGGATATTTGAGTATCTTGTGGATGGAGTGCCACATGGGTTTGCTCACATATTCTCTGCTGGGCTTACACCTGGACGTATGTACCCTGTGAAAGCACCCAACACTGTAAGACGTGTATACACGCAGGATATTCCTCAGCTTTCCTTGGGGATTGTATTTCAGCTGGATAAGATAATTCAAAATAGGAGCTTTCAGAATGAATTCTTTATGGGTCAGCCCACTGTTAAGGGTAGACCTACAGCTAGTGAGGTTGGTATAAAATCTCAAGAAACATCTGGGTTTTTCACTGATATAGCAAGTGAAATAGAACGCACAATTATTATTCCTACACTCAATCTTGTGCTGCTTACAGAGCTAATATATATGCAGGATACATACCATGTAGACCTCACTGGCAACATTAAGTCTCTTGATGCCTACAATGCAATCAAGAGTATGTCTTTTACAGACAGGATAAATGAGTTTAAGCAGGCAAAGATAACAGCTACTGGTATATCAGGACGCATCAGAAGAGCAGGTGCTTTCCAGAGGTATATGCAGCTGCTTAATATTGT